CAACAAGGGACTTTACAAACGTAGCCGCCGCTTGGTTGGCTTCGGTAAGCGCAACTGTCTCGCTCACCTGTAGCCCCGTGTAGCTTGTAATTGCTGTTTCAGTCGTAGTTGCGGCTGTCGTCTCGTCTACGGAGGTCACGTAGTACAGGCCCCCGATCTGGGAATCTGCGATAGCAACTGACTCGTCAACTGTTCTGGCAAAAGTTGCGGCAATACTTTCTGTTTCTGCCAATGCTGCGGACTCATCTACGGACTTGGCGAATGTAGCTACTACCGTGGCCCCAACATCAAGGGCTGCACTCTCTGACAGGTCTAAGTTGAAGTTAGCGGTGCCGCCTTCAACAGAAGATAAAACAGCATCTTCTAAAACAAAAACCTGCCCGTAGGCAGTAGAGGCAACTTCAATGGAAGAGATGAGGTCGGTTTCGGAAACAGTTACTCCGTAGGTGGCAATGCCGCCCCACTTGTCCTCTCCCCATTTACCGACGCCCCATCCTTGTGCCATATTAGGTCAATGTAGCTGTGTATGTGACTGCAATCGTGTCACCGTTGACCACCGCTTTTGAGCTGGAAAAGTCACCTGCGGAGAACAAGACGCCAGTTGCACTGTCTTTGGTAGCAGAGCCGCCGATATTAATGAAGCAACCTGCCACTGTGCCGGTGCTTGTGATAGCGAAGCTGACTGCGGACGATGTGGTTTTGATGCCAGAACCGGCAGCACTGAACGAAGGGGTAGGGCGGTTGCCTGTGTATGTTGGGGCGTTAGCCAGACCAACTTCAAGCCATGAGCCGTGTATTGCCTGCGTGTCGGTGATTACCGCAGTCCCTGTGCCCTTAAGACCCATGACAATGGCGCCAGCAGCGGAGTTGCCCAGAATTGAATCTAGTGTGGCATTACGTCCTACTGTGGTCACGATGTTCTTGATACCTGCATCCCACTTCAAGTTTCCTTGAGCGTCGTAGCAAACAGCACGGTATGTGCCGTTGATACTCAAAGAGTCCGTGGGGGCCGTGTTGTACTTGCATGACGCTTCAGTGGCGTCAGTAGCAGCAATTTTGTCGATAGTCATAAAAGTTCCTTACGGTAAGCGGATTAATGCTGATGTCGATGTGTTAGCGGGCATGGTGACTGTTAGCGTGGTCGTAGACGTTTTATCCGCCCCGAAGTCAAGTACGGCAACTGCCTTATTGCCCTTGGTTACATTGTAAATGAGCGCCCCGCGAGCAGTAACTGCTGCACTGAACACGGCTGTGGCAAAGTCCACAAACGCTGTTGTGTCTGATACGGTAACCGTTGTGCCCGTAAGCGCAATGCCGCCAGCCACGTAGCCGGAGCCTATAACTTCCCCAGTGGCAGTGTATACCGTAGTACCGGCACCCAAGTCCGCAGCGGCTGTGTACAGCGCGATGTTGAACGTATCGGTAGAAAAGTTCTGAACCCCATTGAAGAGGTCCGCTTTAAAAGATGTGGTTAGGGTCTGCGCAATCATGTTACTGCAACCCTCACCTGACCGTTACGATACGCATCCTGACGCTCCAGACCATCACCCAGACGTTTGAGCTGACCAAGCGCTTCTGTGTACTTAGTGTTGTACAACGCCATCATATCTGCCTCGCCCTTCATGAAGGTATATGCCTCCACAATAGTGCCGTAGAACAGTGCGGGGTTGTAGTTCTCGCTAAGCCATGTAGAGCCCGCAGTCACAATAGACTCGGGGTAGTAGAAGTAGTGCAGCTCCAACGGGTACTGGACATTAGGAGTTGGCCCCATGATGAACGTCAGCTCCGTGGTAATCAGTGGTGGCGTAGTGTTGGTTGTCGTTGGGCCAAACAGCGCATAGTACTTGGGGGAACCTGTTGATGTAGGGTTCGGGTACGCTTCACGCATGAAGTTAACGTCCTTGTTCAACAAATACGTGTAATCCCCAGTAGTTGGACTAATTATCGCCATGGAGTAGACAGATAAAAAATCACTGGGGCATGACACATACTGCTTGTTCGCATCGGCAAAACCAGTGACGTTCTTCCGCAGAGCTGGGATTTGCACCGTGTTGTAGATGCGCTCTTCCGCCTGCTGAATGCAAGTGTCGATTACGCTTGTGGAGAACGTGTTCTCCAAGTAATCCGAAACAGCGGTGACCAGCTCAGTGTACGTCATGGTTTATGCCATTGGGCCACGAGCCATCGTGCCTTTAGTTGCTGCGCCGTTGCCGCGTGTTACCTGACCAGAAGTCTTCACGCCCTTGTAAGACTTGTTGCGGATGTTGCCAACGGACATATTCAGTGCGTCAGTAGTCATGCGGTCGCCGCCTTCGTAGCCTTCGTTCTTCAGGCTGACTTTGCCGCCAGACATGGTATGGGGCTTAGCGTATGCGGATGCTGGTTTGTTGTTAACAGTAGCCATGATTAGCCTCGTTTCTGGTTAGCAACCTTGGCAAGGCCACGGCCTAGCTTCAGCATTTCTTCGTTGGTTTTGCCGCCATTGCCGCCTTTACCGCCTTTTTGGATACCCACTGAAGGGCCGCTGTCGCCAAAATTCTTACCTACTGTCTTGCCTTTGGAGGCAACGCCGTCTGCTGATCGTGTATATGCCATGATTGGCTCCTTATGAAACGCTTACCGTTACTATACCCAGTTCTGCCACCGAAGCCAAGTAGTTTGGCGTTAAGTAAGCATCGAATTGACTGGACCCGCCTACCGGATTCCAACCCCACTGAATAACTCTACTACCACCGCCGCTATAACCATCAGCCAGAGGGCCGGACACGTAATACGTGGTATCACGACGAGGTTCCCGTACAGCTTGCGGGTCTTCAACTGGGTACATACCGAGCTGAAGCTGTGGTTGATCTGGGTCCCAGCACTCGGGACACACCAGTAAATTGTATGTCTTGGTCTTCTTTATTTCTTTTTTAAGCTCCGTGAGCTTAAAGCGGAAGCCACAGCGATCGCACTGCGCGATGCTGTTCTTGCCGGAAGCGAACATATTTGCCATGGTTTAGCCAATGAACATCTGGCGTGGGACGAACCGAACAGACGCTTTTTCCCGATCTTCATCCGAGGCCAACTGCCAAGTCTCGTCATACTGCTGCTTTAGGATACCGAGTCGGTCTGCACCACCGGGCACCTTCATGGCCAAGTAATACGCCAATCCGGCCACCATTGCGGGGATAAACCGGAACGGGACATCCATGGTGTTCACACCGTTGCCAGCATCATCAATGCGCTTAAGGCGCCAATAAACAAATGTGTACGTGGTGCTAGTGTCAGGTACTGGCCAGACTGTGATTGTTGGAACAGACGTTTTACGCTCAATCCAAACTTGGATGGGGCGGGCTTGCTGCAACTTGTTGGGAATCGTAGCGTATGTGGACACGCTGATTCGGGTAATTGTCAGGTCTGCCTGCGTAGAAGCACTGCCTGCACCGGTTCGGATAACGTGTTCCAACAAGTCTACCGTACTGGCTGGGAGGTCATATGTAGCTTGGCCGGGGACCAACACAATCGAGCCTTGCTCGAACGTCCACATATTGACGCCGCGATTGGCCCAGTCAGCAAATAGCAAATTCAAAGACCGGCGAGCGGTCTTCAAGTCATAACCAGTGCGCAGCTCTCCGCCACACCGCTCAAATGCTTCCTCAACCAGTTCTGTCAGGTCAAGATTAAATGAGGTTGTGCCGGAGGTTGCCATAGTTTACTTCTTTGCAGTTTTTGCGGAGTTAATAAACGCTTGGTCCGTAGGAGCGCCCTTGGCACCTGCTTTACGCATTTTAGCGCCGCTCTTGTGTTTTGCGTTGATGTTTGCGTACAGACCCACCTTACCGCCCTCGGCGTACTGGGTAAAGTCGGTGTTGTCCCGCCGGGCAGTTTTCTTGCCCTTTGGCATTTTGGACGGGGAAATATCGCCCATACCCCGGCTGGCCATCATGTCTGGTTTCAGCAGGACTTGCCGCCGCCAGCCATCTTAACCATCGTGCCTTTGGTCTTGCCACGTTGAGCAATACCGTCGCGGCTTGGGGCTGCGGTTTTAACTGCGCCCATGGAGGTCATGCCGCCAGACTTCAGGCCTTTGTGGGCTTTGGAAGCGGGTTTGGCTGCGTGTTTGGCCAGCGCGTCAGAGGGAGCGCCTTTTTTCTTAGCCATCATTGCCATGAAGCCGGAGTTCATTTTAGTTGCCATGGTATCACCACCTTTTGAAAATTTACGGCCTTTATCGGCCTTGTTGAAGTCCTGTCCCACGGACTGTGGGACTCCTACTTTCTTGGCAAACGCAGGGCTATGTGCGATGGCCGCCATGAAATTGTGTTGGGCTTTGGAGCTACTTGGCACTGTTCATCTCCATGATACGGTCCATCTTTTCGCCCAGTTTGTCTATCCGGTCAAGGACGCGGTTAATGTCTGCGTGCACTTCGGCCTTAGTGACGTACTTCTCCGCGTTTTCTTCGCGGGTTTTGCTCAGTAGTATGCTGAGCCGCTTCACTTCGTCGTGAGACACTTTGACCCAAAACAGCAGAGCTGCTGAAGCAAAAGACAAAAATACGTTCCAGATCATCAGGTCCATTTTCAGCACTTCCATCTAGCTAGTGACGCGGCTTTGCGTGTCGGTTGACCTTTTTCGTCCTTCATCGGGCCGGGCATACCGGACATCCGAGCGCAGAACGACTTCTTACGGGGACCGCCTTCGGGCTGTGGGGCCTTCAGTTTGCTGCCAGTGGCCGCGTTGTACTTGGCCCTGCCCTTGGCAGTCAGGCCCGCACCCTTAGATACGGGCAGCTTCTCGCCACGACCGACTGCAAGGGAGGGGGTTTTCTTCATCGCGCTGGTCCGATACTCTGCCCGTTATCGGCAATCAGTACACCTTCAAAGATTGTGCCAATACCCAAACCCGCACCGCTAGATTTGAACTGGAACTGCACATCCGTTTTCTCAACGAACTTCAGTGGGTACTGCGCAGCAAACTCAAAGGTGTTCAAAAACGGGGCCTGCGAGACGATGTACTTTGTACCCGCTGGGGATAGTGCTTGCGCCCGGAACGTGGCATAGACGCCAGAAGTGACAGAGGTAGAAGACCAAGCCGCCACATGGGTGCCGTACAAACTATAGCCCGCAGGCACGGTGTACACCGACATATTGCTCTGGCCCGTGTCAACAGCAATCTGCCCGTAGGTCACGCCACCGTTTTTAGCAGTGATGACGCCAACCGGATTGGGGCTATTAGGCAGCACATCCAACTGGTTCACACGGAAGAACAAGGTGGTCGTCACAACCGGCGTTGTGCCAGTCAGAAGAACTGTCTCGTTAATTGGGTTGTAGTTGATGTCAAGGCCGTAAATGATGATTTGGACCGTTGTATCAGACGCTGAAGTGCTGACGATACTCATTGCTACAGCGGATGCTGGATACGTGTAGGCCGCAGTATTTTCCCACGCGGGGATAAACGCCGCATTGGTAATGCTGGCACTGTAGCCAAACAAAAATACCGACTGGTGCCCTGTAATTTGCCCGCGACCCACTTGAAGGTCAAAAGGCTCATTGCGGCCCGTACGAGTAACTGAAGAAACAACTGAGGTTGCCATAACTAATCTCCTGAAAAGCGGGGGCCGAAGCCCCCAAGATCAATTAGGCCGATGCGGGGGAGCTGGTGCCGTCAGAGTTACGCACCACATAAGCAATGATTACGGTGACCGCGCCAGTTACAGAAGTACCGGTTGCAGTGAACGTAACAGCCGCATCAGTAGCGCCCACATTGGCTTGTACGGGGGTGAACGTAGCAGCGGGAGCCACCACAATCGTACCGGCAGCCGTAATAGTAGAGGCGGCAGCCACGTCAACACCCGCGATTGTGGCTTTCAGCGTAGTGGCCGAAGCGAACAGTGTGGTGGTCAAGAACTGCACGGAGGTTACAGCAGCGCCTGCGGGGATGAAGCCCAGTGAACCCGTCAGGCCCGCCACTTGCGCAGCGGTCAGATTAACGGTTTGTGCGACGATAGTGCAGCCCGTATTGCGAACGGTGCCAGCAGTTGTGCCGGTAGTGTCTTTAACGGTGCCGAGCAGCCAAGGGCCGAGGTGAGTTGCGAATCCCATGATGATTTCCTTACATACAAGTGAAGTGCATCAATCGGTATGTCGTCTGCCGGGACAGTTTGATGCACCGGTTTTCCCGGGATGGTTGCAATATAACACGTTGTTTTAAACGGTGCAATGATATTTGAATACCCATCCCGCGTATGGCCCTCTTGTAAGTGCCTTGCCTGATTTAAGTGCCCGATTTACTGTAGGCGGGTTAAGCTGCAACGCTTCTCGTAGGGCTTGGATACTCTCGTACACCGTCTCAACACCTGCGGGATTTGTCACTGCGACGGCTTTACTTACCTTGGCTCCGTGATCTGGCCGTGTTTTACCGTACCAGAAGTTTCCTTCCCCGGACAGGGTGGCGCTGATCTGTAGGCGTTGCGCTTCTGTCACCACGTGTCCTTTTAGCGCTGTGGATCGTTTCAACCTAGTTTCTTCGGACACAGGCCGACCCGTACTTGCGGCAGTTATTTTGGCAATAGCCTCCGGCGTGTGTTTGTACCCCCATGTAGGGCTAAGCACTCCGCACAAACCGAGCATCGGGGACAAGGCTGCCTGACCCATGTTGTAGCAGTAGCTTTTCCCGACATGTCCTGCAAGCCATCTGTCTTCCGCTGTGTACAAATCCTCTCTTTTTGCTACCAACTCCACAATTGCAAACTTAAAACTAACCTCGCCATATTTATTCCATGCAGCTTGCAAGTGCTTGTTATTGTGCTTGTTGGTCCTAAGCTCAGAGAAATGCCTGTTGTTTCGGCGTCTCAAATCAACCGCACTTCCGATATAAAAATAATCGTTTTGCACGTTTACGATTTTGTAAATGCCCTGCTGTACGCTTTTAGTTGTAGCCATAAATACCCTTGGTTGGTTAGTCATGGGTAAAGTGTATCACACTTAGTTATTAAAAAGGGGCCGAAGCCCCTCTTGTTTCCTAGTCGCTAATCTAGCTAGATTAAGACGAACCGGGTGAACCGAATACCCCAAGGGGGTCACTCCAGCCAAAGGAATATCGCTCACGAGACTTGTAACGGACGTTTCCGGTATCAAAATCCCCATCCATTTTGTTCTCAAGCGGGCTACGCTCGAAATGCTTCAGGCCGTTGGGCACGTCGGTAGTCAAGTACCAGCCGTTCACGTCGGTCAAGAAGTGGTTAACGGTGTAACCTTCAGGAATCGAACCGTTGTTCTTCAGGG